CAATTTGATAGGCAGGCTCGCCCTTGGCTGTGTACCAATGGCCTGATACTTCTACTTTTTCCTTCACTAACATACATCCCCCTATTTAAGTTACAACAACGCTAGAATATCATTTCTTTCAATTGGATTAGAAACTTTATCTGCACAGGTTTGAACCACCGTTTTAATGACTGTTTCTAAATCGTCTTGAGCAAAGCCGATAATAGGCACTTCTTCATCGTAGCCTCGTTCTTGAAACATTTTGACCGTATATTTTTGGTCGATAAAGTCTTTAATTTGATGATTCATAGTAGCTCCTTAGTAAGTTTTCCCCCAAAAGTAAAGGTCTTGACTGACCGAATTGACTGCAAAACAAAAATCTTTAAACATATCGTGAAAATTAAATACATCCGTAAAGTCACTAATAGCAAGGTTTTGGTAGTAATCATTCGTAAATGGCGCAGCATCCGCATTAGTGCGTGAAGTGCCATGTTCAGGCCTACCAATGGTGGCGCAAGTCATTACGACTAAACCGCTAGACAAGTCATACATCTTTTGAAAAGTCTTTTGCCAGTCTTTGTCGTGTTCTAAACACTCACAGGAAATCACCGTTTTAAAAGACTTATCAGGAAAAGATAATTCGTGACCTTTAGATACAAGGTCTACATCCTTACCTAATCCTAAATCCACGCCCAAATACTCACAGTTTTCAAAGAACTGCCTAACTGAGCCGTTAATATTCAAAGAACCAATTTCCAAAACTTTACTATCCTTAAAGTATTCAGGAAAATGGTGCTTTACTGACTGCACAAAGAGCATTTGGGCTGGATGACTCATCAAAAAGGTATATCGCTTTCTATATCGGTTAGGTCTTGGACTTTCTTATTCGCGGCATCAACTGAGCTAGTGTTTCTATATTCAGCCGATAACATAATTTGGTCTTTTAAACCCTGACTTAAACTATCAAAGATAGACTGGTCAAATTTGTTAATGTCAAATAAGACACAAGGATTAACGCCTTGGGGAAAACCTGCTTTAACTACAACTGAAGGTACAGGCGTTACTGCTACACAATCAGCGTAGGTATTGCCGTTATTAGCGACTCGATGTTGGATAGTAACCATGCACCATTTATCTAATAATTTAGAAATATCAAAGCCCCGCAATTCGTCATCGGTAAATGACTTCCCTCGCCACGACTCCAAGTCCTTCCGTAACGAAGACTTTTCGCCTAGCGATAATGTGTAATTGCGGGTTTGGATTAGGGGTTTATCCTCAATTTTGAGGTCATCCCCATGCAGTTCCCAAAAAAACTTCACTTTAGGAAGCATATTGACTTTGCCCTGCCATTCGGTTTTTTGCGTACCAAGACCAATAATTCGGTACAAACGGGCTAAATGCGACCCTGCGGGTGCAATCTTAAATTCTTTTTTCATACTAGTTTGTCCACTCACTATCATTTTTTTTCCCCAAAAATATGTCCAAATTCATTAAAAATAGCCGAATAAGCTACATTAGCCCTTGATTTATTAGGCATCCCACAGGCGTAACGAAGCGTATCAATTTCAGCCAAAGTCAGCATAGTGCCTTCTTCTAAGTCTTTAAAAATCTTATCTAATTCCCATTCCAACTGTTTTAAATCGTTTGCTTGAGCTTCTTCCATAATCATCTCCAAAATTAAACTGCAAATTGCAGTACCTCTACATTAACATAACTTAACTAATGTTGTAAACTATTTCTTAAATCGTTGTAAACACACCAAAAGACCAATTAATGAAACTAAACGAACCCACCCTAATTGACTTGTTAGGGGGTACAAATAAGGTGGCTAAAATGTGTGATGTAGCCCCTGCTGCCGTAGCCCAATGGAAAAACAATGGGATTCCGCATGGACAACTGTTATTCCTAGCCGCAAGGATTGAAGAACAATCCAACGGCTTAGTTAGTAGAAAAGACCTATTTCCTAAGAGTTATCATCTTGTTTGGCCTGAACTTAAGTAATGTAACCCTATGCTGTATTGATTCTGCCCAGCCTGACAAGGCTAAAAAGGCTATGGATAAATGCAAGGAAAACATTGTCTTTGGCGGGGAAGTCTTTATAAATCAAGGAATCCGTAGTCGTAGCGACTATTCTCGATTTGTTATCCAAGAGCTGCATAAATACATTAAGACCGACTTTGTTCTAATAGTCCAATGGGATGGGTACATTATTAACCCTGAGGCTTGGAATTTACAGTTCTTAGAATACGATTATATTGGGGCTGTATGGCCTTGGCATGAGGAAGGTAGACGGGTAGGCAATGGGGGCTTTTCTATGCGCTCTAAGAGGCTTTGTGAGCTTACCCCCCAGTTTCCCCTAACTGACTATAACGAAGATGACCAAATCTGTCATATCAACAGGGAATTTCTTGAAAATCAGGGGATTCGCTTTGCCCCTGAAGAAATAGCCCGTTATTTCAGCTTTGAGCGAGAATTATCGGATATTAAAACTTTTGGCTTTCATGGGGATTTTAATTTTGAAAGACTTGGTATATACTCGTAACTGATGCAGTTCTCTCCTGTAATCAGAAGCCCTTAATGGGTGTTTTGAGGCTTTAAGAAAGTGTTTCATGCAAGCACATTTTTTTAAAGGAGAGAACTCAGAACACCTTTTAAGGGTTTTTTGCATCCTAGCCCGCACTCAATCGTGTTGCTGCGGTAAAGGCTGTAGACCTTCAGAAGCAAAAGACAGGCTTATACGGATTGATGCGTGTAATGTCCTGAACCGTCCTGTATGGGATTCTAGGCAGTCTTGGTAACGACAGACCTGAACAAGCAAAAGAGCCTTACATCAATTTACAACCGATTCCGAAGTATCCGAAGTCGAATAAATCACCTATCTCGGATAGGGATTTTACGCCCTTCATCCTCGTAAACCGATTCGAATACGAAAAGTCTTATTAGGGAAAGTACCTATTTAGGTTACTTAACAATTCAGTATTATTTGTGTTTTAAAGGGGGAATTATGAAATACGCTTATTTTTGTGCAGGGATGGTCGTAGGATATTTGGTTTGTCAACAGTCGTATGCTCAAACCTATGTTATTACTAACCCACAAGGGTATCAAACTGGGTCAGTACAAATCTCAGGTAATACAGGACAAGTCGTCAATAACGCTGGGATTACGACTCAAACCTTTACAATCTATCCCAATCAAGTTGTAACCCAAGGTTATGCGATTGGAACTCCGTCTTATACTATTCCACCAAGCCCACCAGTACCCCCAACACCAAGGATATTGCAATGAAAAAGTTAGCCAATGGTAAAGACCTTTTGAAACTAAGTCTTACCGAAATGACGATTACTGAGGTATCAGAAGCAATGGGTATTAGTCGGGTTTGTGTATGCGATACCGAAGCAAGTGCTTTAAAGAAAGCTAAAGACTTTATTGAAGCGAGAATGTCTAAACATGACATTTTGCCCGAATGAAGATTGATATTGAAATTAAAGAAGAATTGCCTAATGGTGGGGCAATTGCTGAAGTGACTTTTGATAAAGATGGTCTTGAAGTCTTAGTCCAATATGGGATGATTGATATTTTGTCTAAAGCAATTGAGGAAGAAAAGAAATGTTTGAGCAATTCTATGAAAAATACCCCCGTAAGGTGGCTAAAAAAGTGGCTCAGAAGGCTTGGGATAGACTCACCGAGTCAGAAAAGCGAGAAGCTCTACAAGCCCTTGACACCCACATCCAGTATTGGAAAGCCACCAACACCGAAAAAGAGTACATCCCGCACCCCGCGACATGGCTCAATCAAGGCCGATGGGATGATGAAATCGAAATCCCCGAAGTGAAAAAACCTACTTTACCTTGGTATTCTAGCGATGAACTTACCCTTGCCAAAGGCAGAGAATTTGGACTTGTTCCCTATGCAGGAGAAAGTTACAGCCAATTTAGACAGAGAATTTCAGTACAAATCAGCCGTGCGGCAACTGTGTAAATGGCGAGCAGAATGGGGATTAGAAAAGTTCAGAGCGTATATTTACAAACATAGGATTATGAATACTTATTTAAACGATGTTAAAACGCAGTACACACTAGGAAATAGGGGGCAATGGGGATTATGGTTAAATGGTTAGGCACTATTTTGTGCTTGATAGGAATAGGATTAACAAGCGTTAATATCTACCCTTTAAATATCTTTTTAAGTTTGATTGGAAGCGGTTTATGGGCGTTTTCAGGCTACAGGCAAGATGACTATGCTTTATTCCTTGTGGAAGCCGTAGCAGTCCTTTTATACGCTTTTGGGGTGTATTGGTATATTACTGACCGTATTGCTAGATGGGGAATAATGTGAACGACTACAATCCGCATGAAGCAATAGACTTTATCTTTAAAAAAGCCCCTGAATACGCTAAGGCTTGTGGTGAAGTAGCCCAGTTAGAAAACTACCGACACAGTCTTAAAGCGATTAAGATGGCACAAACCGATGAACAAAGTCTAGGGGCGCAAGAACGAGAAGCCTACCGCAGTCAGGAATATCAAGATTTATGCAAAGCAATCGGTATAGCAGTAGAAAACAAAGAAGCGTTAAGGTGGCAATTAGAAGCCGCTAAGATGCGTTTTGAGGCTTGGAGAACTCAACAAGCTAACGATAGAAACATTGACCGATTAACCAAATAGGGGGATTTATGGATTGGGCTATTACTTTTTTAGAGATTAACAAAAAACTTAAAGAGTTACATTCTTTAAAGTTAAAAAACAAACACACAGAGGCTTATTTATTGGCTTCTGACCTGACTGATTTGATGCAAGAGCTGGAAGATTTCATGCAAAAAGATGCTTAAATTAATGCGTAACGCCCACGCCACCCATATCGATTATGGGGCGTTTAAAGGCTTGATTCAAAAAAACCCTAATTTTGTGCCTAGCAACATAGATGGCATAGCAGAGCGTAAAGGGCAGTTTTTGGTGATGGAATGGAAACGCAAGGGCGAAGCCGTCAGTACAGGACAACGCATTTTGTTGCAGTCCTTGGCTTCTTTACATAATTTTTTAGTGGTTATTATTGAAGGTAATACAGACAAAGAACTAGTGGTTGAGAACTTTTACCTAGTTCAAGCCCAAGGCCAATGTATTTTAATTGGTAATGGAGTACAGTCTTTTAAAGAATATTACTTACAATGGTACGAATGGGCATCTAATGTATAATAAACGAAACCCTTAGTAGTTTCAGCTACTTAAGGGCTTCTAACCACCACAATATAAGAGGTATTGCTATGGCTGACAAAATTATAACCCAAGAATATTTGCATGAATTATTTGACTATAAAGATGGTGAATTGTTTTGGAAAAAAAAACCAAATAGATATGCCAATATAAAAATTGGTCAAAAAGCTGGAAGATATAGAGAGGGTTATTTTGACACAAGCATAAATGCTAAAAGATACCAAAACCATAAAATTATTTTTATGATGTTTTATGGGTTTATGCCAAAAATTTTAGACCATATAGATTGCAATCCAAGCAACAACAAAATTGAAAATCTTCGGGAAGCTACGCAGCAACAAAATTGTTTAAATCGTAAATTGTCAAAATCAAATAAATCAGGATATAAAAATATTTATTGGCATGAAAAAACAAAAAAATGGGCTATAGGTTTAAAAACTTCAGAAAAAAGATATTATGGTGAATATAGTTTTATTGAAGAAGCAATTAAAATTGCAAAAAAATTAAGAGAAAAACACCACCAAAATTTTGCAAATCATGCCGACCAAAGATGAAAAACAATACCTTGATAAAGTCGCACGATTGGGATGTATCTTGTGCAGACGGCATGGATTTAACGACACCCCAGCAGAAATACACCACATTAGAAGATTTGGTGGGAAACGAGAAAACGCAGAGGTCATACCGTTATGCCCGCCACATCACCGAGGGGATATTGGTGTTCACGGACTTGGGGCTAAAGGATTTGAGCGTAGATACAATCTTACTCAAGACGAGCTTTTAGAACATACTAAAAGACTACTCAATGAATGAATTAGACTTTTTAACTTGGTACTTTTTAATTATTTGCGTAATTGCAATAATTATTTTTTCAAAGTTCTAAAGCGTCAAGACCTAGTTCATCGGCAACCATCTTACAACGCTGGCGAAACACTTTATCGTGGTGTAGCCATTTTTCCCCGACATGATTCCATCGGCTCATATGAATTCCTTCATGACAAAGTGTCCTAAAAATCGTCATATAGTGACTACAAGTTGCTTTTGAAATGGTAATAATATGTTCCCATTTTTCCCCATCATTATAAATATATGTGCCATGTACTGTTGGGTCATCCGTTACCTCAAACTTAATCTGTTCAGGTAAAGGCATATTCCACTTAGTATATGGGTAACAACAGTAAATCGTTGCGTACATATTTTTTAGTATATTGGGGGTAATTTTCATACCTCAAGTATCTCACCCCTAAACTCAACCTCGTTTTCTCCGCATACTTGAATCATTTCAGGCATTAACATACGCCCTTTTTCCCAAGATAACATCACAAAACCTGACCGCCAATCATGGGGAGCATCTTCTGTGTAATCCGCAAATTGCATCCCTGTAGGCTCGGCTAAAGTACCTGTTTGAACCCCCCAAGCCGTCTTTCCATACGCAGAAATAGGCGAAGTACATAAAACATGGGTATGTCCTGTAATAATGTTGCACCCTAAAGTAGCGTTGACATTGTTGTACCCAGCGTACCTTCCACCTTTTAACCTGTGTTTAATTACAGTATCTTCATTAACCCAAAAACTCCAACACCCTTCCCAATGAAGAAAATGGTCTTTTAAAGAAAATCCCATAACGCCTTCCATATCAGGGGCTTTATTGGCTAACAGGGTTTCAAACCGAGCATCGTGATTTCCAAGAGTCCAAATTAACCGACACCCTGCTGGTTTTATTTTTTCAATTTCGCCCAAATAAAACTGACAGGCTTCCAATTCATGTTGGACTGTAGGCTTTTTATCCCAGCCAATCCGAGGAAAACGACTAATAGAACCGCCATCAAAGGCATCGCCCGCATTAATAATGGCCTGTGGGGAAAAATGCTCAATAAATTTAATAAGAGCCTTAAAAGCTGTAGTGGTATCATCAGGCCAAAAATGAGCATCGCTAAACACAATAACACGACCTTTTTCAAGTGCCATTCCCCTTCTTACATTAATTGGACTTTGCTCAATCCGTTCCCGAACCTTGGCTTCTTTTTCTGCCCTTATTATGGCAGCATCTGCTTTTTGTTTTTTGTTATGTTCAGCCGTTAAATCAATAGTTGTAGGCAATTCTACGCCTAACTTGACCTCAATGGTTCTTCTTCTACTTTGCACCGCCCTAACGCTCATTTTAACGGCTCTAGCCATTAAAGTAGGACTAGGATTTTCTTTCCACGCCTTTATAAATTCATCATCACTTAAATAAAAACCATATTGGTTGTGCATAAATGCCTCTATAATGTAGAAGTAATCAAATACTAACCTAAAAACAATGGCTTACGCAAGACGAACTGACGCTAATCAACAAGAAATTATGGATGCATTAAGAAAAGCGGGTGCGGATGTGTTTGACTTAAGTAAAGTAGGTAAGGGAATACCCGACCTTTTAGTTTGTTTTAATGGTGAAACTTTATTGATGGAAGTCAAGAAAGACTCCAAAGCTAAGTACACTCCAGCTCAATTAAAGTTTATTGCGAACTGGAAAGGTGGCGCAATGTGCCGAGTTGATAATACTGAATCGGCTATAAGAGCATTAGGAATTTGTCAAAAGGTATTGTAAAATTAGACAAAGGAGATTTTATGGAAAACTGCGCCTTATTCGCTGCGACTTTACTACATTCGGCAACGAATACGCACTTTTTTCATTGGTCTACCGATAGTTATTCAAAACATAAGGCTTTATCCAAATTTTATGACGAAGTGGTGGATTTGACTGACCAGTTCGTAGAATCATACATGGGCAAATACGGCAAAATTACCAGTTTTCCTAGCGTTTACCACCAACCCAAAGACCCAGTTAAATACCTACAATCTTTGATGGCGTTTGTAAAAGATGCCCGCCAAGATTTGCCGCAAGATTCTGAACTTCAGAACTTGGTCGATGAAATTGCCGACTTAATCAATACCACGACTTATAAGCTCGTAAACCTCAAATAAGGAATAATCATGCCAATGGACAAATCAGGCTCGGCTCAGAGCGTAGGTAAAAATTATAAAACAGAACGGGCTGCGGGTAAAAGTAAAGCTCAAAGCATTGCTATTGCTTTAAGTGAAGAAAGAACTCATGCTAAAGGTAGCCGTAAAGCCAAATTAGAAGAACAATATTCTAAATATGTAGAGGCAAACGCATAATGTTTAAAAAAGAAAAGATTAAGCCTGAGAACTCTTTGTTGCAACCGCACAAAGAAACCACGCTAGAAAAGAACCAACGGCTAAGAATTGAACGCAGAATTAAAATTGCCGAATACTTTAATAAGACTGTCAAAGATAGGTTCTAAATGCCGACTTTGGCCGATGTTTTAAGAAACTACACTCCGCCAACGAGTTCAGTTCTTGCCGACCCTATAAAACAGCATTTCCGCACTTTACCGCAACAATTAGTAGCAAACCAACAAGCCTTAGACAAAACCATGTCAGGCGTAATGAAAACAGATTTATTGGGCAGACCTAACCCCAATTATTACCCTGAAGCTATGACTGAGTTTTCTCAAATGATGCCTAATTTTATGGGTGCAACTGCTTGGCATGGCACACCGCACACCATTAAAGGCAAGTTTGACATAAGCAAAGTAGGAACTGGCGAAGGCGCACAAGTATATGGTCATGGTATGTATTTTGCTGAAAATCCTAAAGTTGCTGGTTCTTATCAAGAAAGTGTAAAAAATCGTGAAGGAATTAAAGCTCTTCAAGACCAAATTCTTGATTTAAGGTCAAAACAAAAATTAGCAACAACAAGAGAAGAAGCAGATAAGTTATTAAACGCACAAGATACGCTTATACAGCAAAGAAATGCTATTGAAAATCATCCTGGAAATTTATATAAAGTGGATATTCCTGATGAATATATCCCAACTATGTTGGAATGGGATAAATCAATGGGTGAACAATCGCCATTTGTGCAAAAAGCAGTTAATTCTCTTAAAAAACAAGTTACCCCACAAATGATGGATGAATTAGGCGGTGATTTAAGTGTTTTGTTTGGTAAAGATGTAACACCTGCTCAATTCCTTAATACATGGGAAATAATTCATCCAGAAAGCAAAATTGGAATAGGCGAAGAATTGCTTAATAAAGCTGGAGTTAAAGGCGTTAAATATTTAGATAACTTTAGTCGTGATTTTCGTATGCTTACACCTGAAGAAAGCACTTCAGGCAAATATGTAGTAGGAAAATGGCCTGGTAACGAAGAACAAAAATATTTTGATAATGCCAAAGAAGCGGAAGATTACTTTAAACAAAATCAAACACGAAATTTTGTAGTATTTGACCCTTCTGAAGTCAAGATTTTAGAACAAAATGGTAAACCATTAACCCGCAAAGAAATATTAGAGCAAGAACTAAAAAAGATAGTAGAATAAACCCTAACTTAATCAATCACTTGAGGAAGTATGGAATCTAAAACAGAAGAAGTTAGAAAAGGTAAGCCTAAAGGGCTTCCTAAAACGGGTGGAAGGCAAGTAGGGTCACCTAATAAGGTCACTATTGAGGTTAAACAAGCTATTGCTGCCTTTACCTCTAACAACTCAGAAAAGCTCGATAAATGGCTAAATGAGGTCGATGACCCCGCCAAGCGATTAGACCTTTATTTTAAAGCCTTAGAATACACAATGCCTAAACTAGCAAGGACTGAAGTATCAGGCGATGCTGATGCCCCTGTTAAACATATCCACGAACACAAGTTCTTAGATTGAAAGAGGTAAAGCATTTATACGAATACCCCTATAAAGCAAGGGAAGTGTTCAAAGACTTTCATAAACGCCAAGAACGCTGGGCTGTATTGGTTTGTCACAGACGCGCAGGGAAAACGGTGGCTACAATCGCAGACGCTATTCGTAGGGCAATATTAGAAAATAAACCTGATGGCAGATACGCTTACATAGCCCCTTATTACGCACAAGCTAAGAATATTGCTTGGGATTACTTGCTAAGGTATGCCCAACCCGCCATAACTAAAGCCAATCAATCTGAATTATGGATAGAATTAGTCAATGGGGCTAGGATTCGCCTATTTGGTGCAGATAATCCTGACGCTTTGCGAGGTCTTTACTTAGATGGGGTTTGTTTAGACGAATACGCAGATATGAAACCAAGACTGTGGGGCGAGATTGTGCGCCCTTTACTGGCTGACCGCAAAGGATGGGCTACCTTTATTGGAACTCCTAAAGGACATAACGCCTTTTATGACATCTACCAAGAGGCTAATAGGTCACCTAATTGGTATGTCAAGACTTTAAGGGCTGATGAAAGCGATTTGCTAGACCCTGACGAGTTAGCAGACGCTAGACGCTCTATGACCCCTGACCAATACGAACAAGAGTTCTTATGCTCGTTTGAAGCGGCTATTCTTGGTGCTTATTACGGACAAGAGATGCGAGTTATTACTGACTCTAACCGAATTACTGAAGTGGAATATGACCCTATGTTCCCAGTACATACGGCATGGGATTTAGGATACTCAGACGATACGGCTATTTGGTGGTATCAAGTCATTCATGGCGAGATTAGAGTCCTTGAATACCATAGTTCAAACGGCCAACCCATACACTATTACACAGGACTAATTGAGTCTAAAGATTATGAATATGGATACCATCACCTACCTCACGATGCACGGGCAAAAACACTAGCAAGTGGTGGCAAGTCAATTATTGAACAAATTTCTACAAAAATTGACATAAAATCGCTTAAAATAGTACCTAATCTATCATTACAAGACGGAATACAAGCAACTCGTCTTGCACTAATGAGAGCGTGGTTTGACCATAAATGCGAGGAAGGCATCGAATGTTTAAGGCAATATCAGCGTGAATACGATGAAGATAAGAAAGTCTTTCGAGATAAACCTCGGCATGATTGGACTTCACATGGAGCTGATGCTTTTCGGATGTTGGCTGTGGCTTGGAAAGAAGAAGAAAAGCCTGCAATTAAAGATGACCGCATTACTGGACTCACTATTGGAGAAAACGAAGTAACCTTAAACGAATTATGGAAACAAACCCCCCAAACAATCACTAGGAGAATTTAATATGCCAGCAGTCGCAGCCGATTATGGATTTTTTTACGAAACAGTCGCAGCATCCCAAACCGCCCAAGTATTAGGCGTAACTGGAGCTGCTGGTGACTATTTACACCGAGTCACTATTACAGTAACCGCTACAGCAACAAGCACGGTTGCTTTATTAGATGGTGCAACTTCTTATAGTTTATTAGC